TTTAAACCCTCGTTCAAAATTCTTGTTATACGCACAAGCAATTACATCATGCTCTACTGTCCCAACCAAATGTAGGCACATGTTTCCATCGTTGTCACAAGAATGAACTTCTTCAGTATGTATGTATATAGGACAACTTTCTTTTGTTTGAGGTGAAATACCTACCAACTTATTATCTACACGCTTATTTTTTACAGGTACAAAAGAAAACCTACGTACTGCTTCCATTAGTACATCGTGGTCAGTTGCTTTAGATATTATTTTTTATTATTGTTTTTCCTGTAGAACTCATTCGCAATCTCCATATGTTTTGCCTGTTCCTGACTCACAATTAATCGGTAAGCCTTTTGCCCAATCGGGTGTCCAACGCATACATTCTTCGATGTACTTCTGCGCTTCTTCTACTTCTGCGTCTGCTACACAGCAAACAATTGAATCATGCACTGTTAACACAACACGGTATTTCTTAGCTATGTTTAACATTTGCTCACCAATTATACAACGTGCGATAGCTTGGCAGACATTCTCTATGACCTTACCACCATATATTCTTGTGCGGCCACGCCTTGTTTTGTAGTCAAAATCCACACCCTTATCTGTAGTCTGAAACTGTAAATCTCCGTAACCTAACTTCAACCCAGAGGGTAGTAATATCACCCCATCTGTAACTGTTAGTACCCCATCTAATCCAAATTGCGTATCATCACCATTCGCAAAGTCTGTTAAATACCTTTGAGCGTCTCTCCATAACTTGTTTATTTTCCAATTAGCTTCACGGTATATGCTTATGACGCGCCGTGCTTCTGTTAATTTTATGTCAGAGCCGAACGTCTTTAACTGTGCTTGGAACTTAATAGCGCCCATGCCGTACCCTGCACCCAAGATAGTTGTCTTACCCACAAACCTCTGGTCTTTAGTTATATCTTCCTCTTGGACTCCATAGATACGAGAAGCCATCTTCACATAAACGTCTTCTCCATTGGCAAATGCTTGAGTCAAATCATCTTGTTCTGCAAGCCAAGCCAATACTCGCGCTTCTATCTGCGCAGAGTCTGCATCTATGAGTGTGTGGCCTTCTGGTGCAATTATACTTTGCTTTAACTTCTTACCATTAATGCCACGGCTTGGTAGATTTTGTAAGTTGATCTTATCATCGCCACCCCACCTACCAGTATGTGCCGCGTAATATCTAACAGGTACAGGTAACAGACCACGCTTAGATATATCAATAAACCTCTGGGTTCTTGTCTCTTCCAACGTGCTTTTATTTCCAAGACGCGCCGCTACTAATTGTTGTACCCTCTCATCTTCATGTTCTTCGAGTGCTTTGAAGCCCTCATCTGATTTTGCAAATGCGAATGTCTCCTTGCCTGTAGTCAAACTCGTTTTCATGGGTGGTTCAACACCAAGACCTGTTAACAACCCTGCAAACTTGGGGTTTGACATAAGGTCAGCTTTGTCCACACCTGCAGCCGTTAACAACGTGTCTTTACGAGAACGTGTTTCAGTGAGGTGATACTCTAACATGTCCAGATCTAAATCTAAGATAGGTTGAATGAACATACGCAACGTTAAGTCTATTAGCTTCAACTCTTTACGAGGAAAGTCTTTAGCTATTATCTTAAAAAGTTCGTAAGTTAGATCAACATCATTGACACAGTAGTCACCAAACGCATTTAGTTCAACGTCCGTAAATTGCTCTCGTCTTTTTCCGAGTGCGTTGAGTACTTCGTTGCCCTTCTCTCCGATGTTATATTTTTCAGACAACGCCCTGAGACTGTTGCCACTTTCCACCCCATGTACAGCACGGGAAATACACAGAGTATCGGTATAAACCCTAGGATTAATACCATAATGCCAATTAAGAATAGCACCATCAAACATAGTATTGTGAGCAAGTACCATAGAGTCTTCCCAGGCGAAGTTATATAGATAGTCCTTAACTTGTTTATGTGTACCACTAGCCCACTCCGTTTCTTCATTGTTTACTTTAACACCAACTCCAATCACTTCAAACATAGGGTCACGTACATACGCCTCTGTTGTTACCTTACGCAAAGAATAATCTTTATCGTAGTACGTCTCAAAGTCTATTGTGATAAGGTTCATTCCACTTCACACTCATACGCAATCCCTGCATACGCCATAACATCTATGTAGTGGTCACGTTTGGTTGGGCTTGTCTGCATACGCGCTAACTTGGTAGCTATATGAAACATAGGCACTTCCGATGTCTTTATATTATGTCCTGTTATAGCGTTAAATATCTGAGCTATGTGATACATGTTATCTATAGGGTTACCATAGTCTTTCTGCCTGTCTCCTGATGTGAGGCTCGCCGCTTCGGTAAGTAATTCAATACGTGTCGCCAGTTTTTGTTCCCTTTCAAAAACTTCTTTTGGTGTACCTGTCTTCTTTTTCAGGGAAGCTGCATAATGAGTTGTACACCCTACAGCTTTGGCTATCTGCTTCGATGTAGCAAGTGGCTTCTTTAATAGATACTCCCAAACTTTTTCTTTCTTATTCATTTTGCTCTCCTAGCTTGTTAGTGACCTCACTAACATTTTGTTTCGTTGCCCCCCAAAAAGTAACTTCACAAACTAGTGGGGGGCTAGATTTATCGTACCCTAATCGGTAGAGTCATCTTTAGGAATCTGGTGTGAAAGGAATAAGAAACCTCACCGAGAGACTAACGACCCCTACTGTGGTGGATATTTTAAGACCTCTCCCCACTTAGTCTGTTCACGCTTCATGCCACTGACTCCACGGATCAGGTATATCATGTAACCTGTTTACACCTTCAAGTATCGCTCCAACATCATTCATGTTGTCTTCGTTGATAACTACAGCAATTCCGTCTGCCTTACTTATATCTCTTAAGTTCTTTTCCTGTAGAGATGTAGGTTTGTTCTTACCAGCTTTACATTCTATACCAAAGAATTTCCCTTTGTAGCACCCAACAATATCAGGCACGCCACTACCGCCCCAACCACCTGTGACTGGGTAGAAGTAATACGCACCCATAGATTTTAGATGTTTAACTACGACCTTCTTAACTTTAGCTTCTGGTGTCATCGCCATATGTATTCTCCCTAACTGGTATAAAAAACTGGCATCAAAAATTCTTGAGAGAGCGCGAACGCTCCCCCATATTTGTTAGTGACCTCACTAACTTTCGTATATTGCGTAAGTGGTATAAACTTCTTCCCCTGACATATCACTCGCTCTCCAACGCAAACCAAAAGGATTATTCATATCTGTTGTCTTTAACATATTAATCCTAACTATTTGATCCCTCACCCAAGAGGGAAGTTCGTCTATAGATTTATAACTATCTTTTAATGCGTTGTCAACACAACCAATACCAACGCAAGTAGTACTAACTGTTTTGGTTTCATTAGCTATAGTTATATAGTATAACGTGTTATCAAGTGGGTTATAGTTCCCCAGTACCTCCTTACTCGAAGACATAGTACATACCATCTCCAAAAGAAAACCCTATATTATCAACAATAGTATTTTTCCTTGCCATCATCTTTAACACAGCGCGGCGATCCTTAATCCATTCTGGCAACGTGTTTTCATCATACCTATTAAGGATTAGATTTAGGGGTTTCGAGTTATAACTGTGTTGGTCATCTTTTACGCGCCATACATTATCTTGGAACCCTGCCTTTAATGCTTCTACAATGTCATCAAATTTTAAGGTTTTGTAAGTTACTTTATCTCCACGCGTATACATGTAAACAAAATACCCAGAGTACGGATTATCCCTCGCTAAATTATATTCGTTAACATTTTTAATGAGGGTCTCTACGTTAGCCTTCAGTTCCATGTTACCCCATACATAATTTGATTTAAGCATACGTTCAAACTCCGCTGTCATAACAGCCGAACCACGTAAAATCTCGTAAGAGTTCATTGCTAATTTACTTGCAGTATCTCGGATAGGTCTGTCGTAAGAATCCATCTTGGTACTAAACTCTCTCTTTATTTTGTTTAGCATAACACACGCCAATTCTGATACTTCCAGATCTCTAAAACAACCCAAAGCATTTTTAACAGCCCTGTCTACGTGCTTTGCTTTTTTCATATGGCGCTGTTTACCTTCAGTCATATTTGAGTGGTCAACAGTATGTGAATGTATGTTATAGGTATTAAAATCCTTTACGTTTGGTAATGACGATAGCGCCCCCATTCTACCGTCTTCAGATCTTTTAGTTTTGTCACCATAAGTTATATACCCCATAGCAAATACAGATTGCTCTAAGAAGACATACACCTTTTGCGGCGTTCGAATATTATGTTCTACACCAAACCGAACCCCCATCATCTTTCTTTTTAAGCCGTCCATAACTTTCTGTATCTCAAGACTTACCCCTTCCAATGGGCTGCACCAATCCCCAATCTCAGGTTGGTGTCTGCCTTTAAGTGGTATTGTTTCCTTTAAATCTGATACTCTAGTAAATAAATAGTTACTCATTAAGTTCCTAGGTAGCGCTTTATTATTACTTAGTTGTGCAGTAATCATCTTATTTCCTTTTCTGTTAAGTTGTTAGTGACCTCACTAACATTCATTCCTGTTAAGCTGTTAGTGAGGTGTGATTAGATAAGAGTTCCCAGGTTATACTACAGATAAAATTATTATCCCCACTAAAACCATAGCGAACATATTCCAAAATACAAACTTACCCATTTTTATTCCCCTTATAGATAACCAATTTCTCTTTACTTGTAACTTTCTTCAATAACGCACACATGTTGATGAAAGCGTTATACTTTTTTCGTAACGCCCTGACATCTTCAACACTTCTTAACGGTTGTGTAGCGTAGCTCATAAATATAACTGCTACGTGAGTTCGATAAGGGTGCTTCTCATCTTGTAGTACGTCTTCTAATAACTCCTTAGTCACATAGTAATGTCCTTCAGATACGCGGGGTATGTGTGCGTAAGTCTCCTTAGTATACTTATGCAACTCTTCATTAATCCTCCTGACATACTTGTAAGAATCAGGATCATAAGAAGAGCCTGTACATACAGGTAAAAAATCGTACACATCTAACAGCCAAGCCCAAAATGAATCTATACCATTTTTCATCTTTGCTTTTGCGTGTCTGTCCACTGTTACACGTTCAGCCTCAATAGAATAAGTATTACCGACATTTACCCATCTGCTAAGAGATTCACCACGACCGTTATGTCTCTCAAATGTTAGAGCTAGTGCTTGAGGCGATTTGAATTTGTTTAAACCCAAATCCAGATTACTAGCGGCTTTGTGTACACGACGATACGCTTTTGTTTTGGGTAAGAGTAAAGGATCAGGGCGAACAGCAGAGTTGTAACCTCTCTCGTTGTTTTGTACGTACTGCTTACCGTATTGGCAGAAAAAATACAGCCCTTGCGGTAAGATGTTTTCTAGTAGCGTATACCTAAGAG